GGTTGCTTGTTCAAAGCTAATTCAATATTATATGCTGAATTTGGAGTAGGCGCAAGATATAAGGTGTCTTGATCCCACATTGCATAGTATTTCGGTTTACCTTGTGTATCTCTATTTGGCCAATATTGATTCATAAAGGTAATATCTTTTTGTTCTAAATAATCCCTGGTTGGGCTAGATGATGTGTAAATTTGAGCTGATCTTACAAAAGCTATATTATCGGTATTTGCACCTGGTAAAGAAACAAAAGGGTTACCGACTGTTAGTGTCGCAAATTGATATGATCTAAAGATATCTAAATCGACATCTCTAAATATTCTTTTTTCTGCATGCTCTATAAAATCGTTAACTATCGTATCACTTAAAACATCAGATGTTGTTTCTGTATAATCTCTAATTTGTGTAACTAATTCAGAATATGTTGTCATGATATAACCACCGTTGGACTACCTAAAGAACTTTGCATTTTAATATCTTTGTTTTGTGTTTCTGGTTGCATGGTATTAACAATGACCGTTTCAAAAGCACCTGGTGCTGGTATTGGATTAAATTGTGATATACTTTGAGTTACAACACCAAATATATTTTTTGCAACTAAATTAATACCTAAATCTACTGTAGCACTTATAGTTTGAGGTTTTGCATTTTGCAGTGATTGTGGATCGGTGGGATGATATTTAGGATCAAGTTGTGGGTGTTTTGGTTCAAACTCACTAATATGAACAGTAGAGCCATTCCATTCTTTTACCATTTCATTGTATGGAAAAGCTAAACCAGATCTGTCAGAAATTCTTTTTGCAAATCTACCACTAGCGTATCTAGGCATTAGTAACCTCCACCAGTAGGAAAATAACTTTGAGGAGTTAAGTATAAACTTGTTCTCTCTCCGTCTTCGTCTGCCGCTCTTTTAAATTCATCTTCATATAAAAGTTTTAAAGCTTGCATTCTTTCTGGCGCTTTTTTCATAGATATATAATATGCCAAACCTGCATTTAAACATGGAAGAAATCGAAAAGGAATCTCAGCGTTGTTCGTATAATCGCCAGCATCAGACATCCGAACAAGAGCATAATATATTAGAGTGTACGCTTGGTCGGCTGCAGGATATAGATATAGTGTTGGGCTTATCGTACGTTCAAAATAGTATTGAGTTGGTCTTCCGCTGGTCGTTTTAACTGTATAGTTCCAATATTGAGCTCTACTTATTGAAGTTGTAGAATAATCATTATTGGATGAATCTCTTATAATTACGTCAGTGATACCAACAATTTGTTGTGAATCATCAGCTCCTGATCCAAATAAATTTGTGCCTGTAAGATTTGTTGTATCAGCTGCTAATGTTTTTTCTTGTTTTTTAACTGTCCATAGGTTGATACCTCTGTTAGCCCACTCGGCTAACATAAGATTAAGGGAACGTCTTGCGGTCTTGATATCGTATCCACTACGCACCTGTAGACCGCAACGTTCATAAGCTTCTGAAATTATCTCATCAATAGATAAATCAAAATTAGCTGTAGAAGCGTAAGTAGGCATTAACCTCTTTTCTTACCTTTCTTAACTTTTTTCTTTTTACCCTTCATGACTTTACCGCCACCTTTCATAGGTTTTGCGCCCATAGCCATAGCTTTTCTTGGTGAAACGTTACCTCCCATAGCCATAGCCATAGGATCTTTTTTCATCATGCCCCCACCACGTTTTTTAGCAGGACCACCTCTTTTCATAGCTTTCATTGCTTGTTTCTTTTTACCCATCATGTCGACCTCCGAATATTCGTTTATAGGTTTTTGCTCTAGATACCACAACGTCTTGATAGTACCCTTTTGGCCACTTCTCATAGTAACCAATTCTGTGCAGTTTATCAGAAGCTTCTTGTAATTGCGAGAACTTTTGTGCCAGCATCATAGAATACTCTAAGTCACTTTCTACAGTAGGGGTGTCCCCATTTGGAGTGACAAGAAACTCTTGTTCCTCCTCGTTGGCTGGATTGTGGGGATGAAAACCCATAAAAAATATATCCTTTTTATTATACCAAGTATTGTACGCATCTATAATTTCCTGAAACTCTTCTAAAGAATAATTAAAGTATGGATCACAAAATATCAATATTTCGTGAACAGAAAAATCTAGTTGTTTTAAATGTCCGTTTAACTCAGTTTTATACCATTTGTTTTTTCTCTTAACCTCAACAATTACCTTATCGTCTTTCCACGTTTTCTTTGCAAAAGGACATGCAGGAAAACCTCCTAAATGTTTATTAGGTATTTCTAAAAAATGCTCAGACCACTTACGTACGTCTTGTTTTACGTCCTCTTCTAATGGCATCTTTACCTTTCTTAAATATACTTGCTACTTGAGACTTACCCATAACTTTAGCTCTCTGTTCACCAACAGTTAAGATTTGAATTTTTCTAGCAAACGGTTTGTTAATTTTTTTAACTTTTGCAACAGTCTTTCTGGCGTCAGTAGGAGTAGCAAACTTAATACCCACAGTATCACGTGGATTTTCGTCAGTATAGAGACGTCTTCCACTGCCTTTTGGTTTCTTTCCTGTACCTTTTTTTGGATCTTTTTTAGAAGACACCTCTAAAACCAAAACCTCTCTGTGCTATGCCAGCTCTTCTTTGGTTTGTAATAAAACCGCCTTGAGCAGCAAATGTTTTTACATTTGTTGGTTTACCGCCAACACCTTGTGCTTTTGATCTTTTTCTTTTTACTGCTGATCTTCTTTGACTCTCAGTCATCCTAGCTGCTTTTGCGGCTGGTACACATTTTGGATATTTTCTTTTTGCATCTTTTTTTTGTTTAGTTCTACCACACTTAGCAAAACCGCCTCCTTTTTTCTTGGAGCCAATATCTACCCAATCTTGCTCAAACCATTTTTTTAAGCTCATGTTATTTTAGTAACTTTTCTTTTATTCTCTTTTATTGCACCGCAAGCTCTAGCAATACCACCTTTATTAAACTGTGATATTTTTTTTCTATCTTGTGAAATTTTATTAAAATCTATTATCTCCCCACCTTTAGCTTTGCCTGCTGGTTTAGGTCCTTTAAAATCTTTTCTCTTCACACCACTCGGATCCTTAATTTTACCAGCACATATTTTAGAAGCGTAAGCATTTGCATATGCACTAGGATAAACTTTAAATTTTCTTTTAGCTGCCGCTTTTCCTCTTGGACATAATTTTGTCATCCTTGCCCCCTGTATTTGACATATTGACGTCTTTTGTTTTTGTTCTTTGGCCTACTGCGTGGAGAACGACCTATACTAGTCCTTTTTTTGACAGGTGTAAAGTATTCGTTGCTTGGTGGTTTAGCCATTATTACATTTGTGATAGAGGGTTTTCTAATGCAGTTTTTATTCTTTTATCTATCTTTTCTTCTAGCTCAGTCATGGCTTGCTCCAACTTATCCTTTAATAATTCCATGTCTTCCTGAATGTCCTTCGTGGTTTGTCTTAACTCCTGGTTGGTTTCTCTCGAATCTTCTTTGACTAATTGCTCAACATCATTGACTACCTTTTCTATTCTTCTTACATCTTGCCGAAGGTCATTTTTTAATTCATTAGCAACATCACTCACCAAGCGGATTTCAGACATAATCATTTCCATCTCTTGCATAATCATGTTTACTTCTGTTTGTATTAGATCTGTTTTACTATTTAATTCCTCTTTTGTTAAATCTATTCTTTTATCAAAACCAGATAGGTCTGGTGCAACATATTCTTGAATTTGTTCTTTCATGGTAAGATAATCTTTATAAAATTCAAAGCCACCCCATAGACCACCTCCTAGTGTGGTTAAAGCAGTAAGTATTACAAAGATACGTCCGCCTTTGAACTTCAAACCCGCAAACTCAACCTCTGCCATGGCTATTCCGAACCCATCTGCCATTGTTGCATAATCATTTCATCCATTTTAACATTACTACCACCAAATAAAAACCACTGAGCCATATTATTATTTTGTAGTTCTGCATCTGGTATCATATAGTCAGTAAAAAAATCTAGTCTATCTTCTAATTGTTTTTGTGATTCAAAAAAAGATTTTGTATCTCCTAATACTTGCATCACAATTAATGTTTTTAACTGATTTGTTGAGTCATATCTACCCTTATCACCCATCTTCTTTACAATTTTTTTTGCAGCTTTTTCTTTTTTGGATTCTGGTTTCTTTACAGGTTTCTCTTCGGCTTCACCCTTATCTTCTGGTTCTTCCATATCCTCTGGTTGCTCCTC